CGACCACTGCACTGACAGCGGCCCCGCAGTTTCCTTCACCGCCCCCGTCGGCGCCGTTGCCTGCCTGGCCACGACCGCAGCGACCACGCCAGCCAGCCCCACAGCCTCACTGTCGAATCCGTGCCGCACGGCCAGGGTGATCCCACCCAGCCGCGTCGACCAGCGCCACACCGACCGAATCAGGCCGGCGCGTGACCACTCCAGGTCCAGCGGGTCAATCACCTCGACCGCAGAATCCCGGCCACGGCAGCGCTGCGACACCGACAGCACATCCACCAGCCGCAGCGTCGGCACCACCAGCAGATCCCCGCCCGGACCGTCCATCTGCAGCGTCTCATCGATCACCGGCGCGACATGCCAACCACACCAGGCCCGGACGGCGGCCGACACATCCGCTAGCAGCCCGTCGACATCCGCGCCCGCGGGGAGCTTGCCCTGGGTGAGAGCACGCAGCTGCGTCGAATCGATCAGCGGTGGCAGGGCGCTCGCCGGTGGAACCACTGGATACGTCACCCCGCCACCCCCCGCTCTACTTGTTCGCCGCGGAGCGGGACTTGTTGGCCGGGGAAGCCTTCTTCGGCTCCGGGGTGCGGTCAACCCTGGAGGCTCGGGCACCCAGCCGATCCGCATCCTCCGGCGACAACTGCATCGTGTGCGGCAGCCCGTTGATATCCACCACGTACTCGTCCATCACGGTCCTTCCCCGGGCCGACGCCCCACTTGCCGCGGAGGGCAGGCGGGGCGTCGGATTGCCCGATTACTCCGAGGCTGCGGTCAGAGTGACCTTGACGAAACCGGCCGGCCGCCGGACGGCGAGAGCGACCCGCTCCTCGACCCGGACGGTCACCAGGTTGCTGGTGAAGTCCGAGGCGTGAGAGTTGGTGGACTCCACGCGCACACCGCCCTTGCGGTACAGGGTTGCGGCCTGAGAGAAGGCGCCCACCAGCGCCGTGCCCGCGGCGATCGCCGGGGTTACCACCGTCCGCAGGCCCCACACCGGAGGCTGATCCTGCAGGGTCCCCGACCCGTACTGGCCAGCGAAGTAACCTCCGCCGTAGTACTGGCCGTTCTCGTCCTTGCCCAGCCGCAGGGCCTGATAATCGGCCGGGTTGAGCACGATCCCATCGGCGTCCAGGCCCGCACCGGTCTGCACTTTCGTGATCGCCCGGAACAGGGTGTCTGCGGCGGAATCTCCCGACGCGACGGTGCCACGCAGCTCGGTCTGCACACCGGAGCGGCGCATCAGTCCCAGCAGGTTCGAGCCCGAGCCGGCACCGTCGAGGATCTGCGCCTCCTCGAACTTCGCCAGCTCATACAGCAGACGCCCGTTGATCTCGGAGACCAGGAAGTCCGAATCCTCCAGCATCTCGTCGGACAGCTTGATCCAGCCCGCGATCTTCTTCAACGCGTCCGTCACCGCAGTCGGGTCGGCCGCGTGCAGCTGAGGCTTGGCGCCGGCCTCGGCAACCGTGGTGAACGCGCCCTCCAGCGCACCCTCCACGAAGTAGGTGATCGCGGTCCCCGAAATGCTGCCCGACTGCAGCAAATCAGCGATCACGAGCCGCGGGCGAACACCCGTGACGATCGTACGATCCACCTGCGTCAGCACCGGCGACAACGATGACGGCGTAACCTGGGTATCGGTGGCGGCCTTGACGAACTCCGGAGCAGCCACCGCTGCGCCCGACTCGCCCTTGACCTCGATGAGGCGCTTGCCGGCATGCTTGACGAAGTGCTCACCGAGCGACTTCGCTTCGGCCCCCGGGTCGTCCAGATCGGCGTCGTTGCGGCCCAGCCCATTGAGCTTGGCCATCAACTCGCCGGACTTCTCGGCGGCCGCGATTTTCTTGTCCAGCTCGTCGATCTCGGCGAACTTGACCTCGACCGCGGACTGCTCGGCATCGGTCAGGTCCCGGCTCTCGCCCTTGGCCTTCTCGATGATGTCCTGCGCCGCCTTGAGCGCGGCGGCGCGCTGAGCCTTGAGATTCATCTCAGGACTCCTCTCTGCCCGTCAGGGCGTAGATTTTTGCTTGTGCCGCCAGGCGTGCGACGGACGGGCTGGACGAGCGATCCTCGGCCGCGGTGGGGGACTTGACCTTCCGGCCCTCGTCTCCCACGTCGGACTTGTCGCCGGTCGTACCGCCGGCCTTCCCCTGGTCCTCCGCCTCCGCCGCGGTGATCACCGCAGCGATGGCCTCCTGCGCACTACGCAGGGAGTCAATGTGCTTCTGCGCCAACACCCGCCCGGCCTTGACACCAGCCCGCACGGCAGCCGCGGCCTGCTTCACCGCGAGGATCTCGGTGTCCTGATTCGCGCCGACCTGCACGGTCGAAACCTCGTGCAGCCGCAGTTTGCGCAACTCGTAGTAGGACTGGCCGTCCTTCTCGACCTGCGAACCGTCGAGAACGTCGTAGGCGAACGACATCTGATTGACGCGGCCGGACTTGACCAGCCGATACGCCTGGGCCGTCTTGGAACTCTCGATCGCCAGCTGTTCCGCGTCGAACGTGGCCAGGACCTTGAGCCCGTGCTCGTCCTCAACGGCCTCAACGGTTCCCAGGTTGAAATCCGGGTCATCCATCCGATGCCCGAACAGCAACGGAATCGGCAGCCCCGAGTCTTTCCACTCCGTCAGCGAATCGGCAAACGCACCCTTGACGACCACATCGCCGTAGGAATCGACATTTCCGAACACCGAGGCGTACGCCTCGAACTGGCCCTCGGCGAGCCCATCGGCCTTCACTTGCAGCTTGAACGACTTGGTTTGCATGTCAGCCTCTCTGGACCACTAGATCGCAGGTACACCCGGCTACGCCATCGACGCCGAGCACGGGATCGCCCGGCCAGGACGCGCCGTTCGAGAACTTCTCGCCCACGGGCACGGTCTCCCCATCCATCGCCGCGTGCTCCGGCCGCGGATTAGCGGAGGTGACCACCCACGTCTTGGTGGCCTCATTCGGAGCTACCTGCTCGGCCGCCTCCGTGGTGGCAAACGCAACCAGGGTCGTGACCAGCGTCGCCGCGCCGACCAGGGACCGCTTCTCCTCGGCCTCATCGAACACGTCCGCCAGCTGCGGCTCAGGATCCTCGGAGTCCTCGTCCCAGTCGTCAATCTCGGCCGACTTAGCCACCAGCTGATCACGGGTCGCGGTGTTGATCATCGACGCCCGCGAAGCCGCGACAGCCTCCAGGAACTTCTGCGTCCGGGGAACGTCATACTCGCCGCCCAGATCCCCGGCCACCGACGTACCGACAGCCTCAGTCACCGTCAACGCCTCCGCCAGCAAATCCGCGGCCAGCTCCTTATCCCACCGCTTGGAATCCCACCAGCCCGGATCGCCAGCGTCCTTCGACCCTGCGCCCAGCGCCGACAACACAGCCTTACGCTGACGCCCAAAGAACGCCTTCAGCAGTTCCGCCATCCGCTCCGCATCGTTCGGGCGATCCTCAGCCGCGGCCTTCGCAGACGCACGCGCCTTCAACCGAACACCACCAGCAAGACGCGCCTTCGGAGCGGAATCGATCGGCGATGCCTGCCCACCCGTCAGGACATTGAGCGGCACAATCAGCTCATCGCCGCCGTCAACCGACGGCAGGTTCTGCCGGGCCCGCGCCTCATTCCGAGTCATCCACGGGCCACCAACAGCGGACTGCAGCGCCGTCGTCTGCTCCTCGAAGTTCCCCTGCAGCTTCTCGGCGATATTGAACTCCGCGTAAAACGTGTCCGGGTCCATGCCGACCATCGCGACCAGGAAAGCGTTGATCCGCGCCTCTATCCGCGCGATCGTCGGACCCAACGTGTCCCCGTACAGCATCTTCCGGAACTCGCGCACGTTGCTGTAGTTCGCGCCGTCGTTCTGCCCGATCATCGTCGGGTTCACGTGATACGCCGCCGCAACCGTGGTCAGCGACAGCTTCGCCGCCTCCACGTACTGCTGCTCCTGCGCATTGAAATCGACCCGCGTCAGCTTCATTCCGTCTTCGAGGATCGGCGTCCCACCGGCGTGAGTGCCGCGCCCGGTGTACTTGGCGTACCAGTCCTCTCGGAACGCCTCTCTCGCTTCCTTGGACCACTCCGGCGCTTCCCGTGGACGCTCGATCACGGCCGACACCCGACCGCCACGACGCCACACCTGGCCCCTATACACCGCCGCGTCGATTTGCTCCTGCAGCGTCGCTCGCAACGCCTCCACCGCAGGCGACCCCTTCAACGGATCAGTCGGCGAATACCCCGGGAAAGCCAGCACCTCCGAAGCGGGAATGTCCACGAGCCGGTCACCAACCGCGACCTTGTACGACCCCACCTCGAACAGCGACGCCGAACCGGCACTCACCCACACCGGCGGCAACCGGCGTAACACCACGCCACCCGAATCGTCCGTCAGCCGCACCCAATAGGCCCGGTCGTACAGCATCAGATCACCGACCGTGGCGAACACCAGGTCATAGCCGGTCATTTGCGAATCCGGCCGGACGAACGCCCTGGCTAGCGCCGACTTGCGGTCTCGGCGCCGATCCGTCTCTCCGACCCGCTCAAACACGTGGAGGCCGAGCTGGGCGATATTCCGGGCCACGAAAGTCACTACGGTCATCAAGTGCGGCTGGGTGCGAAACAACCTCGCCGGAGTAGCCCCGGCGACATCGCCGCGAACCTCCTGCAGCCACTCGTCCCAATCGCCAAGTCGAGTCACCCGCGGCGACATCACGTCCGGCGGCAACGTGGCCACCAACGACGCACCACGACGACGGCTCAGGAGTTCGCGCAGACCCACGCTAGGCCCCCAATCACACCGTCAGCACCCCGCGTGCCTCATATACCGACCTGGTCA